CTACAGAAATGGGATTTTCAACTGAGGGCGGCGGCAGTAAGCTGGACATTTTTAACAGTGATTCCGATAGAAGCGCAAGCGCAACTTACTGGACAAGAACTCCTTACCCCACTTCTCCTTGTATCAACTATCAAGTAAAGTCTGATGGAACACTGTATACTGGCGGTTACAACAACTACGATGGAGCAATTCGCCCTATCTGTGCGATTCCAGCAAGTACCCTTGTATCTGACACAACCGATTCTGACGGGTGCTATACCATCCAGTTCATTCCACCAGCACAGAAAACCTTTACATGGTACATTAACAAAGATTTGTACGCAAGACAGTTTACTTACAACGCAAAGAAGCAATATCAAACCATGTTGGAGGGTGCTACAGCATATCTTCCAATTATGCCTGACGGTCAGGAACTTTCCCAACTTCCTTCAAAATCTAAAATCAAGTTAGGAAAATGGAACAACACCGTTCTGAAATGGATTGTTTGCAAGGATACTTCCGACAATCAAGTTCGTTTGATTTTAGACGGTTCAAGCTATAATGTTTTGGGGGAAAAACAATTTGACGCACCAGAGCCATCGAACAGCAATAGTGATAGACGCTCGTCGGGCAACAACCGATATATTTGGTCAAACCTCCACCAGTGGTTAAATTCCAACAAACCTGCAAACCAGTGGTATACCTCACAACATGGAGCGGACGCACCACCGAACTACGCTAACCAAAACGGTTTCCTTAACCAGTGGACTGAAAAAGAAATTAAATCTTTGGAATTGGCAAACTGGACTGTTACTAAATCAAGTGTAGACGGTTCGGGGTCAGAAACTTTCCGAAGCAGAGTAACTTTAGCAAGCACTACTGAACTTGGCTTAGAGAGCGGCACAGGCGGCGGCAGATTGGATATTATGAACAGTAACGGCGACCGAGGTTTAGGTAATTTTTACTGGTGTCGCACACCACATCTGTCCTTCGCCGACAGTGTTCGTGGTGTCAATGGCGTTGGTTCGCTTTACTTCGAACGTGCCAGCTATGCGTTTGGCGTTCGCCCGCTTTGTAAGCCTTTATCTAATATATTAGTATCTTTAGAGCCAGATAGTGAAGGATGCTATACAATCGTATAACAAGGAAGTGAAAATAATGACGATTCCAACAAAATGGTATATCTCTGACTG